GCCATATGGCGTATCAGGCGCTACACAGTCTGGTTAACTCGCCCCAATGGGACGCCTACCCTGACATGGTGAAACAGAAAGCGTATCAGATCGCTTTTGACCGAGGGCACTTGATCGGTAAAAACGCGGCACTTTCACCCGAAGACAGGCAACGGGAAATCGTGCGCATCACCACCGAGATCGCCAAAAGGCTTGCGAAGTAGATTGAGATAATCACATCAACATGAGATAATCACAAATATCTAGGAGAGTCAACCTTGACAGTCAGTTCAACCACTTCTCGCGCAGACTATACGGGCAACGGGGTAACGACGGCTTTTACTGTGCCGTTTTACTTCTTTGACCCAACACACGTTTCTGTGCTGAGTACCGTGATTGCGACGGGCGTGTCTACGACGCTCACGTTGGGTAGTGACTATACGTTAGCGGGCGCGGGGGTCTCAACGGGTGGCACATTGACCATGAGCGCCGCCCCGTCATCGACTACTCGACTCTCCATTTTGCGCAACATCCCGCCCAAACAAACAACCCATTACGTCCCGAACGATCCGTTCCCTGCGTCTTCACATGAAAACGCACTTGATTTGTTGACGATGCAAATTCAACAAATACAGGAAACCCTAACTCGGACGGTCGCCTTCTCACCGTCTGACCCGACAGGCACGAGCGCTACTGCACTGCCTTCGGCAACAGCACGCGCTCTTAAAGCGCTGGTCTTTGATTCGGACGGAAATCCTACGGTATCTGGTGATACCTACGTTAATCAAACGGCTGCCTCGGCAGCATCAGCAGCGGCCGCCGCTGCCAGTTCTGCCAGCGCATCGGCATCCGCAACAACGGCCACTAGCGCCGCGTCAGCAGCATCCACGTCAGCAACTAACGCATCCGCGTCAGCTTCGAGCGCATTGGGTAGCGCTTCGTCTGCGGCGGCGTCTGCGGCTACCGCTTTGGCCGCTGCCTCTGGTGGCGGAAACACGGTCATCAACCCGCTGATCGCTCAACAGTTTGGAGGTTTCTAAATGTCAGCAAACGTATCCCCTATTTTTCCAATCACCCCCGTCATTGGCATTGCCACCTTAACGGGTGCGACTGCGATCACGTCACGCGCAAACATAACTGGCACGACGGGTCTGGTCCAGTTAACTCCGGCGACTACCAACGGAATGCGCGTTGACGCGATTACGGTCAAAGGCAAAGGCACAAACCTTGCCGCCGCGAACGTGGACATTTGGATATTCAACGGCACAACGTCTTATTTGTATGACGAGTTTGATATGTCGCTGATAACACCTGGTGTCACGACTGACTCGGTATCGCTCACCAAACAGTACACGACTCTGATCTTGCCGCCCACTTATCAATTGTTTGTGAGTGAGCAAGTTCAGGCTGACTTCAACGTGTTTGCTTTCGGGGGTGCTTACTAATGTTCTCCGGCAACTTCCCTCAGAAATCAAACCCCCCGATGCCAGCGGCGATCCCGTTGGCTAACGCGGCAATCATCAGTCAAGACGTGAATATCAACGATGGTTTGAACCACGCTTCGATTGGCCCTGTTGTTCTGGTGTCGGGTGTTATCCGCATCACGAACGGCAGCTGGAAAGTTTTGTAAAGGACTCAATCATGGGACTTAATTTCGACTCAGTAAACGGATTCTCGGACAGCGGCGTTAACGGACTCGGTTTCGCTAACGGAACGACTGCGCAACGTCCACCGAACCCTCCGCAATTTTTTGGGCGAGGCAATACCACGACCGGCTATTTTGAGATGTATATCGGCACAAGTTGGGTAAACATCATCAACTCAAGCGGCGTGTCGGGTAACTCTTACACAGCGACTTATCTAGTCGTCGCGGGTGGTGGTGGTGGTGGGTACGGTCAAGGCGGATATGGGGCTGGCGGCGGTGGCGCAGGTGGATTACTAACTTCGACTTTCTCGTTTGTTGCAGGTACGTCTTACGGGATTACGGTTGGTGCTGGTGGCACAGCAGGGACTTCCAGCGTTTCGCTTGGCGGAAACGGTGGTAATTCCAGCATCGCTGGCGTGGCAACCGCGATCGGCGGAGGCGGCGGCGGCGGTGCCTTGTCTGGCAACACTACTGGCGGACTAGCTGGCGGTTCTGGCGGTGGCGGCGGTAACAATAGTTCGGTGACTGGTGGATCTGGCACAAGTGGGCAGGGTTTTGCTGGTGGCACAACGGGCGTAATTACTACCAATGGTTCCGGTTCTGGTGGCGGTGGTGCTGGTGCCGTAGGAGGCAATGGCGCAGATGGAGTGGGTGCCAAAGGTGGGGTTGGCGTTTCCAGTTCCATATCCGGCACAGCCACTTATTACGCTGGTGGCGGTGGCGGTTCAGCCGGTCAAGCAACAAGCAATTCGGCACAAGTTGCAGGTGGATTGGGTGGCGGTGGCAATGGTTCAAACGCTACGCCATTGTCTGCAACGGCTGGCGCGGCAAATACCGGCGGCGGCGGCGGTGGCGGCGGTAACGCTACTGCTGCTGGCGCTGGCGGCTCAGGCATCGTCATCATTGCGTATGCCGGTTCACAGCGCGGCACAGGCGGCACGATCACGAGTGTCGCTGGCAACACAATCCACACCTTCCTCAGTTCCGGCGTTTACGTCGCATAAGGATCATCATGGCTCATTTAGCAAAAGTCGGTATTCGTCCAGCATTTGTCACGGTCAATGGCGTGTCTACTCGTGTAGGCAACTTGGTTGACCAAGTTATCGTGGCAGAAGCGAATCACTTTGTACCCAAAGATCAGGGCGGCATGGGTGTGGTGGACGACTCACCTGGCACTTGGTTGCCCACGTCATTCAATACTCAGGGCGGTAAACACGCCACAGGCGGCAAACCTGTTCGCGGCAACTACGCTGGCAAGGACTGGATTCACGACACGAATAATGACGTGTTCTATCCACAGCAACCGTATCCAAGCTGGACGATTTCAGCACCGGCTTGGACTTGGACTCCACCTACACCGATGCCTCTCGACGGGAAAATGTACCGTTGGGATGAAGCGTCAAAGACGTGGATCGCACAATGATTCTCTCTGTGCTCGCGTGGATTCCAAAGGCGATAGGACTAATCATCCTCACACTTTTGGCATTCGCGCTCTCACCGTTGTTAGCGTGCTTCATTGTCTACGCAGAGGAATCCTCAATTACAGGTTTCCCGTCCAAGTACCCAGGAATGCCTCGCGCTTTTCTCATTCCTTTATTTCGGATTTGGCAGACACCGGATGCGTCGGTAGACGAATTTTGGTTTGGCGATTATTCGGGCTGGCCTAAGACGGGCAAAAAATTTGTTTGGTTCGGCGCTGTCATGAACAACACTCAGGCGACTTACGACGGGTCAAAGTTTTATCGTTGGTTGTGTCGCGTAACTTGGTTGTGCCGCAACGCGGCCTATACGTTTGGTTCCAATTGGGGCTACGCATACGCACCAACACTCGACGATGGCGCTGAATGGAATTCAGGCAAGACCTGTACCTACTTCTGGAAAGTCACGAACGATCTTGGGCAGATTGGTTGGTGCCTAAAGTTCCAATGGTTCTACACGTCCTCGCGCTTCATCGTTGGATACCTTGGTTACAAGCTCCAAGGCGATTCGATCAAGGGCAAAAAATTTGTGGCGATCCAATTCAATCCATTTAGAACCACGTAAGGACAGGTCATGTCAGACGAAGATAAGGAAGCCGCAATCAAAGCAGCCATCCAGAAGGACTTGGTGAAAGAAGCTTTGCAAGAATGGATGGATAAACAGTTTGCAACCTTTGGTCGGTGGACGTTTAACGGCCTCATGAGCGCGGCATTCGCCGGTCTTGTCTACCTCTGGCTGTCAAGTCACGGTTGGGTCAAATGAAACTGTACGACAACTGGCGCGAGATTCTACGCAAGGCATGGTCAATTCGATTGGCGTTGTTGGCGACCTTGTTTAGCGTGGCTCAAGCCGTCGTGCCGATATACGCTGATCTGTTGCCTCGTGATGTGTTTGCGATCCTGACTGCGGTATCAGCGATTGGTGTGATCGTGGCGAGGATCGTGTTTCAGGAGAATGTCTGATGACACCTAAAACCCGAATGACCGTTGGCAGCATCGTTCTGTCTGCCTCGGCTCTGGTTGGTATCGCAACCAATGAGGGTTACGTTGGGCAAGCGTACAAAGATGTAGTGGGTGTGCCGACATTGGGCTTTGGTGAAACCAAGAACGTGACTGCTGGCGAAACCACGACTCCGGTTCGTGCGCTGATTCAATTGGAAGCAAGTGCCGCTGAACACGCGAAACAGATGGCGGCCTGTGTGTCTGTGCCACTCAGTCAAGGTGAGTTCGATGCGTATGTGTCATTCACCTATAACGTCGGCTCTGGAAACTTTTGCAAGTACATCGCACCCGTTTTGAATAAAGGCGACTACGACGCTGCGTGCAAAAAGATTCTGTTGTTTGATCGCGCTGGCGGCAAAGTGTATCCAGGGCTTACGCGCCGTCGCCAAGAGGAGTATCGACAATGTTCGGGTTAGCGTTTTTGACACCAGCACTATTGAGGATCATCGCCATTGGCTGCGCCATCGCGGCCTTGGTGATCGGCTTTGAATGGGTACAGCACACGGCTGAGAAGCGTGGCTATGACAAGGCTCAAACCGAGTATATGCAGAAGGCGTTAGTTGCCGAAGAAGCAGCGCGAAAGCGTGAACGTGAATTACAAACCAAACTTGAGGTAGCAGAAAATGAAGCAAAGAAACGTGAAGCTGATCTTACTCTTGCCGCTGACAATGCTCGCGCTGAATCTGATGGGTTGCGCTCAGACCTCGCCTCCCTCGGTGATCGACTGTCCCGCGCCTCCGCTGACTCCCTCCGTCGCTACGCCGCAACCGCAAACCTCGTACTCCAAGAATGCACAGACAGATATACAGAATTGGCGCGTAAGGCTGATGGCCACGCCTCTGACTCCCTGATGCTTCAACAAGCATGGCCGAGTGAGAATCGAAAGTGAAGTACCACGTCGCGCTGGTTAATTCTAGTCACGACGATATTCACAGGCAGTTATTAAGACTCCACAAGTCTTGCTTTCCAGCGACGAGTAAACCGTCGTTTGATCGTGGCTGGTGGTGGCTTCTCTATTTCGGCACCGAGCCAATCGGCTTCGCGGGAATGACCGAATCGAACCAATGGATTAACTGCGGGTACCTGTGCCGAGCAGGTGTCATTGACGAGCATCGTGGCCGCAAGTTACAGCGCCGGTTAATCCGAGTCCGCTTGGCGATGGCTAAAAAGCTGAACATGGAAGCGGTGTTCACAGACACCCGAAACAATCCCAGTTCAGCGAACAACCTAATTGAATGTGGTTTCAGAATGTACACCCCTCGCAAGCCTTGGGGCTTTAGCAATTCGGTTTACTGGAGAATTTCTATATGCAAGCAAAAGTGAGCGAAGATGAATTTATCCGATTGTGGTCAGAATTAGGCGGGGCAATGGGTGTGGCCAGGGCTATCGGATGCACGGTTGCTAACGCATATCACCGGCGCAGACGCATTGAGGCCACTCGCGGGATTGTGTTGGTGTCCGAAGGTGTCAGAGAAATCCGCGAACAAAAGTTTATTGAAATGGATGTTGACCAAGCGATCATCGCTGTGTCCTCCGATCTCCATTGCTGGCCTGGTGCATTGACCACAGCACAGAAAGCATTTCTCGCTACCATCAAGTACATGAAGCCACAGATCATCGTCCTGAATGGCGACGTGTTTGACGGCGCCAAACTGTCGCGCTTTGGTTCGTCTGAGTTTAATAAGATGCCCACGGTGGCCGAGGAGTTACGCGCTTGCGTCGAATACCTGTGGAAGATTCAACAAGTGGCGGCTAAAGGCACTCGGTTTATTTGGGTCATGGGCAATCACGATCAGCGATTTGTTCGTAAGCTGATTGATGGCGCGGGAGAATACGAGGGTATCCCAGGATTTGATATTCGTGACCACTTCCCCAACTGGGAAATGTGCTATCGGTTTACGGTTAATCCTGGCAAAGACGGGATGACCGATTTCGTACACAACTGGGCGGGTGGTATTCATGCGGCGTACAACAATGTTCTACGCGCTGGCTGTAACTACGTCACCGGCCACACCCACCGATTGATGGATCGCCCTTGGTCAGATCGGACAGGGCGGCGCTATGGTATCGAAACTGGTACGCTGACCGAGATCGATGGCCCTCAGGCCTACTACGTCGCGGGTCGTCCTGTTGATTGGGGCGCAGGGTTTCCCGTCCTGACATTCAAAGAAGGTAAATTGCTGCGACCTGAATACGTTGACGTGATTGGCAAAGACAAGATTTCTTTTCGGTCTCAGGTCGTCTCGGTTTGACGGGTGGCTCGAGACATGATGGCGTCTCCAATCACATCGGCGGCAGCCGAAGCGGCATCATCCATCAAGTGAGCGTAGCGCTTGGTGGTGGCGGACGAATTGTGTCCAAGTAGTTCACCGATAGCCGCCAGCGACAGGCCACCCGTCACAGCCATCGATGCAAACGAATGGCGTAGATCGTTTATCCGCAGATCAGGACACTGCGCCCTGACTCGGGCGCGACGCCAGAAAGCGGACAGGTTACTGCCACCCAAGATTGGGTGTTCATCACTTAACCGTGGCAACTCGTCGATCACCTCCATCGCTTGCGCGGGCAGGTGAATCACCCTGTGGTGCCCCTTCTGATCGGTCTTGTGTTCGGCCAACACCAATTTGTTACCTTGTAACTGGCCCCACTTGGCGTTACCAATCTCACTCATTCGAGCGCCAGTCAATAACAATAAAAAGATATGCGCAACCTCTTTGGGTCTCTTGTGTTTCCACTCGTGTAACTCAGCGACGATCCGGCTGGTTTCCTCAGAAGTCATGTAGCGTCTGCGCGGTGGTTCTCTGAAGTTCGCAACGTGTTGACAAGGGTTACTGCCCAGCGGCCGGTAATCCCATCGCTCACACAGCACAAACATTTTGGACAGCATAGCCTTGACTCGATTGGCTTGAAAGGGTGTGTCCTTCATGCTCTGGTGAAAGTCCTGAATGTCTTGATACTTGACGTCCGCCACTCGCTTGGCGCGAAGTGACGCGGGCACATACTTGGCCGCCATCCACTCGTCCTGATCGCCCGTCTTCTTAGTGGGCGAATGTTCTTTCAGGTACTTGGTTAACGCTTCATCAACCGTGGGCGCTTCCTTGGCCAAGCGACGATCAGCCATCGGGTCGTTACCCCGCGCTACCTCAAACAACATTTCCCGCGCTACCTTTCTCGCTTGGTCTAGGGTAATGGTCGGAAAGTCTCCGATCTTGGGGCGTCTCTCAAGTCCAGTCTTGGTGCGAAAGTACAAGTAGAATGACCGCTTCTTCTCGAACACCCGAAGATGGAGTCCCGCCACTTGGTCATCACGAACGATGGCGTTAACAGGTGCATTCTTGATTTGATTGGTGTTCACGGCAGCCCCTAAATGATCGCTTGTTGGTCGCACTGGTCGCATGAAAGTCGCAAATTATCCGTGTGCATTAAGGTACATAATAATAGTAAAACCCTTATTTATCAATAGTATCCTGATAAATAAAGGCAGATTCGTTAACATAAGTAACTGGTTCGTAATGAGAAGGTCGAGGGTTCGATTCCTTTCATCGGCACCAATGTTTATGCGGGTCTTGGGGCAATCGCCCCGTTAGTAGAAGTCAGTCAGGTCGCAACTTGGTCGCAAGACCATCAAGGTATCAACTCTGACTCGGCGGTGTTGCCAACCAGGTGCTTGGCTTCCCACGCTTCGACTTCTACTAACGGGTATAGAACTTGTTTGCCCCACTTCATGTACTTGGGACCATAGCCCGACGTGCGCCATGACTGCAACGTCTGGTAGGCAATGTGCCAGCGGTCGCACAATTGTTTGACGGTTAAGTGCATGTTGTTACTCATTGTTCCCACTCCGTTGGTGATCCGATGTATGTGTCCCACGCTTGGCGGGCGACATCTAACTCGGGGATTACATAGTGATAAGTCAAAACTTTTTCGACACGAAACCGTGTGCGACCAATGGACGGCATCATCTTTTTAAGTGCCGCCCCCTGCGCGTTCCCTGTCATAGCGCGGGTGCGAATGTTGCGATCCCGTAAGTGCTTCTGGTACGCGGACTGCAACTTGTTGATGGGGATTTCCGCTGGCCAACTCGTCGTGAAGTCAGACCCCACGATGCCACCCGAACTCAGACACTCAAACCACCACTGATCGAAAGGTTCTAGTGACTCAAGTTTTTGTTGTTGGAGTCCCTTCGTCGCGGGCGCTGCGTTTATGTCGGCCAGCGGGTAGTCCATGAGGAAGCGCAGAAGGTGGCGGTTCCCTCCCTGCTCAAGTCCTTCTCGCATGCGTCTAAAGAAATCTCGATCCTGACATCTTCCAGCACCAACGTTAAAGACTGCCCACCGTCTCTCGTCGTGCGTAGCCGGAACGACCCAATTCTCGTTTCCAATAATGACGACGCGGGTGAGGTTCCGGACGGTGTAAGGTTCTTTCCCTTTGTGTTCGATGACATGGCGCGACCCTGTGACTAAATCCTTAACGATGCCCTCGGCCTGTTTGTCGCCTGACCAGAAGGCTTCATCCAGGCCAAACATCAAACACTTTTCTAGGTGGCCGGTGAAGTTCGATGTCAGGTAACGACGGTTGGCGGTCATGAAAAACTGACTGCCCAACAACTCGCCCACTCGTTCAACCAGCGCGTTTTTGCCTGTGCCCTTGGCACCCCTGAGAACAAGTGCGACCAATGGTTTTTCTTCGGGGTGCTGGATGATGTGAGCAAACCAACTAATCAGCCAATGGCAGTGCTGCTTATTGCCATCGCACACGTTTTGAAGGGCGTGTTCTTTCCACAGATCAACGGCCCAGTGATCGCCCGTCTCGGCTGGCTCACACGAGAACCCGCGCCACATGTTGTAAAAGCGCGGGTCGTCACAGCCCGATGGCTCAAACACAAGACCTTCGTAAGTGCGACGCTTAGACCAGCGCAACCACATTTCACTGATAGGTTCTGCGCGTTTGCCATCGGTCTGGATTAACTGGTTGGCGTGAAAGCCGTGGAACGCGCCGACCGCCAAGTGTTGAAGATCGAACTTGCCTTCCTGATTCGTTGTCTCGTGCAGGATGTGGGCACCGCCTCCCGCGATAACGTAAGCGTACTTAGCGTTCATCGCATCAAGGGGTGCCCTTGATTCTTTTTCCGGCGTAACCTCCACTGGCGTCTCGGTTGCTGGAAAGGCTGCCTCGGGGGCGGCTGATCCAGCCGGTTCTTTGCCATACTTGTAGACGTGTTTGACTTTGGTGGCCAACTCGCTAAGTAACCAAGGTGGGTCGCACCGTTCGTTCCACGGTATCAACAAGTCAAGCGCCACCGCTTCGCGCACGCCCAGGTCTTTGAGTTTGGCCGCGACCTTGAACGTCGTTAAGTCGCCCCCTTGAGACTCAATAGCGATGGGTGCCGTCTTCAGGTACTTGATAGCGCGGGCTTCGGCGCGAGTCGGATCAACCCCTTCGGCCATGACGTTTGCGTTGGGTGCGCGTTCGATTGCCCGACCCACCTTATCTATGAGCCACTGGGGCGCAGGTGCCACCGTGTTGCGACCTTCGACCATCGTGTACGCCCGACCGTCGATGACACTGCCTGGTGCGACTATGTACCCGCCACGCGATCTAATATCAAGACCTGACCCTAAGACATCAACTCCCTGTTTAAGCGCCTCTGAGACCGAATAAACAAGATGGCGACCACCTGTGGGAGTGGTTTGCTCAAACGTCAAGGGGAATTCAAACCCTTCCATTTCAAGCGCGAGGATGGATGCGTCACCGTCCTTGCCATTCTTGTTGTCAACGTCCACTACTAAGAGCGCACTGTGATCCGCCCAATGCGTTGTGGAAATCCCAATGTTACACGCACGAGAAAACCACTTGCGGACTTGCGCCTCGTTGGTTGTCGCACGGTTCGGGTAGTCTTTGATCTTGGGTAACTTGCCATTCTCTTCAAGCGGAAACACATGAAAGCCATGGGCTGCGAGATCGAGTGCTTGATCGAGAAGGTTCATGCGATTTCCGCCTTTTCGGCTTCTGCCCGATAATGTTCTGCTGCGGTGCGAAGCGCTAGGTTGGCGTCTCGAATGTCCTCTAATATTTCAGCTTCGTTACGCAAAGCATATTCAATAACTTCAAGTGCGTCTCGCAATTGTTCCACGGTGGCTATTGTATTATCGAGAGTCAAGTCGGCAATTTTATAAGCGTCTTGCATGACCTTTTTAACCCTATCAATCATTGGGCAAGTGTGTGGGGGGAGTTTCATCTGCCCATCCTTTTTGCCCACATGTCGCGGCAATCAGCATCGCACCAACGCATGGTGGGCGCGACGGGTTCGTCGCAATTGTGACAAAACCCTGTGGCGACCGGCCCATTCGGGCGACGAAATTTAAGTGCCACTTGTCTCAACAACTCTTCGTTCTCTTCGGCCATATCTGCGGTATCGCTCATATCAATCCTTTCTGTAACGTGTACCAAACCAGCCAGCCGAAGCCAGTGGTAAACCTGTTGCCCAATCGGGGATGACTGCCATTATTTTTTCTACTGCCCTTAAATCTTTCTCTGGATCGGCGGTCTTGAGTTCAACCACCACCTCGTCGTGAACGTGCATCACGACGTTGTAGCCAATGGACTCCAAGCGGACAATCGCTTCGGCCAAGATGTCTCTGGCCACCGCTTGCGTAATGTTCTCTGCGAGTGAGCCACCATAGGTCTTGACCTCTTGCCAACGGTTTTTCTCTGCGTCCACCTTGTAATAAAACAAGCCCTCTTTGTCTGCGCCCCAAGGCGTGACCATGTTGCCGATTCGCGGGTAGGGGTAACACAGCGCCCGACCAGAGGGCAGCCGACACCACAGGAATGATCCGTTTTTCAGGAACACAACCTCGCGCCCCTGTGCCCCTGCTTTGAACTTGTGCCCAGGGTTAGAGACCGCTTTGATCGCCGCCTCTTCTAATGCGTACCAGTAGCGCTGGATTTTTGGATGCGCTTCGCGCCAGTAGTTCTTGATCTCGTCGGCGCGAGAGTCTTCGACAATCACGTTATAGATTTTTGCCATCGACTGAAATGCGCCCACGCCACCCTGATAACCAAGCGCGAGTTCCTGAACCTTACCAAGTTGTCGGTGCGGGATGGCTTCTTCGATGGCTACATTGAACGCTTTGGCGTAAGACAAAACGTAGATGTCCGTGCCAATACCTGCATCAAAATCACGAAAGGCCTGTACCTTCCATTCCTCGCCCGCCAACCACGCCAACACCCTGCCCTCGATGTTTGAGAAGTCAGCGTCGATTAACGTGTGACCAAGTGCGGCCACCAACATGCCACGGATGCACGATGCGACCACATCCAAAGGGGAACCAAACATCACATCCAGATAATCCCTGTCCGATATGTGACGAATAGCGCACTCGACGTGGTGAGGTTTTAGAAATCCTCGCGGGAGATTTTGTACTTGAATACGACGTCCCGCCCACCGTCCAGTCGCGGCACCGTGATATTGAAGAAGACCTCGGACTCGTCCGTCCAGTGATGAAGCGTCACGCATGGCAATAAGTTTGGCGGTACTTGACTTAGCAGCCTCTCGGCGTAATTCCAAAACTGCTCTAACATCGGCAGGGAGATCACCCGCGAGTAAAACCAAAACGTCCCCCTTTGCCATTCCCTCAGTTTCAACGCCACGGCTTCTGACCCATCGTTTGAGACAGGCGAGGTCGGTGGCACCGGAGACTGCGCCTTCGGTGAGGAATCTGATTTGTGCATCAAGCGCGGCTTTCTCACTTTCAACAAGGGCGATGGCTGCATGGACGGATGGTAGGTCAATTTGAACCCCTCTTTGATTTATCTGATAATCGAT